GTTCCAGTTAGCGGAAATATATTGCTTATTCCTAATCATATGGTACCGGATAAAAATAGTGAGGCAACGATTAAAAAGTTTAATACTTTTGAAACTAAATTGATCCTCTCTCCTGATGCTTGTCAGAAGATTGAAGGAACAGATTTGGCTTTATGGTATTGTCCGGAAGCGGGAACACACAAAGATATGACAAATTTGTACCCTGGTGATATTCCAAAGAATAAGAAATTTGCCATGGATTTACATTACTTTTCTGCATCTGGCTTGGAGTGTAAACGAAATATTCTTGGTGTGCGAACTCGCTCAACGTCCCATTTGGGTGGAACATTCGAGTCCGTCGAATATTCTTACCCTGGAGAAACTTTTAGAGGACTTTGCATGGCTACTTTGGTAGCACATACGCGCAAAGGATCCTTTATTGCAGGTTTTCATGTTGCAGGCTTGGGGTCCGAAGGAGCTGCTGCATTTGTAACCCGCAATATGTTATTGGGCGCAGTTAAGAAATTCAAACAGCGCCCAGACATCTTGATATCACACTCTGCTGAAGTATTTAGTGATGTGATATCAGGTGTAAAAATAGGACCCATTGGTCCAGTTCATTACAAGAGTGCATGTGCTGATTTGCCGAGTGATTCCAAGGCGCTAGTTATTGGTTCACACTCTGAGCCACGATCTTCGTGGGTTTCAGCCGTTGTGCCAACAATGATATCAAGTACAGTCGCCAGTGTAATGGGCATTCCTGTTAAGCATGGTCCACCCCCAAATATGTCACACCCTAGACACCAGAGGGTAGATGTGTTGAAGAAGGTAGACATTGCTTACAAATTTGATCAATCTTTGATCAAAAAGTCGGTTGTGGATTATGTTGTGGGAGTGCGCAAAGCACTACCCAAAATGGAAATCCTCAACTTACGACCATTGAGCACAGATGAAGCTTTTAGTGGAATTGATGGAGTGCACGGAGTAAATTCTATGGAGTTTTCAACATCCGCTGGGTTTCCATATAAGGGAACTAAACGAAATTATATTACTGAAAGCGAACGTGAAGTAGAAGGTATCACCTGTGTATACGAGGTTAGACCTATTATTTCCAAAGAAATTGCTCACATGGAAGAAAAGTTGGCTCAAGGTAAAAGACTAAATACTGTTTTTAGAGCTGCG